ATCCGCCGCCCTGCACGAAGGGTGAAATGATGAAGGAAAACATTCAGCTTGTTCCCGGTACGGACGATTGGCGGGTGTGGCATCTTCCAAACCCAGAGCACGAATATCTTATAACCATAGACTCGGCACACGGAGTGGAAGATGGTGACTTCTCTTGTATTCAAGTATTGGACAGAACCCATAGAATCCAAGTGGCCGAATATTACGCACGCCAGCCACCCGATATCGCTGCACGTCAAGCCGCTGTTGCAGGCAGAGCGTACAACCACGCCCTTATCGTTCCAGAGATTGATGGGCCCGGCCTCGCCGTTGTTCGAGAGTTGCTCGACATGGATCGAGGAAATGGATACACGAATCTCTATATCCGTTCGACTTCCGGCAACTGGACTCAGCGCTTTGGATTCAGAACACAATCTAAGGGCCAGCGAGACGCAGCCATTGCCGCACTCGCAAAAGCAATCCGGCTGAAGAGCTGGACATTCAACTCGCTTCGTTTGATGAGCGAGTGTAAGACCTTCATTGAAACGATGCGCGGAAGGGCGGAAGCGATGCCCGGAGCACACGACGATGCGGTGATGGCAATGGCGATTGCATTGTACCTTGACTCAGAGCTGGGAGATGCGTCATATTCAGAGCCGTATACAAAAAAGAAAGAGTTACCTAGAGACGCGGTTGCAAATTTCTTAGACATCACCCCTGATGCAGACAGGGACCCACACTTGGGGACGGTTTGGTAATAACGACTCTTATCATTGGCCTGGTTGCTGCAATTCCATTTGGGATACTGTGTGTTACCGCTTCCCGTTTCCTCACCCATCGTATTGATATAGAAGACAAGCAGTTGAAGATGGCTATTATTGAAAACAGTCATGCCGCGTGGGATGAGTTTGATGTGAAGTACCGAGAACAGTTCGAGTACGATATAGGGAGGCAATAATTTTGTGGGGAGCGCTCATTACTGGAATTATCGGCCTCATCGGCTCCATAACAACAACCCAAATGGGAATCAACGCGGCAGAAGAGCAGGCAGACAAGCGACAAAAGGCCGCACAAAGAGACGCAGCGAGTCAGCGGTTCTATAGTTCCCAGATGAAATACGAGCCCCTAGAGTACTCCGCTCCACCCGCCGCAAGCATTGCACAACTAGGCGGGGGCAGCAGGGCATCAATCGATACCAGTCCGTTTCAATCATCGGCTGGCTCTTCATTTAGACTAACAGCGGCTGACAGAATCAGACAGCGGCTAAAACCAAGGAGCTAATCATGGCAGCACTTCCTCCACCCCCTCCCGGTCCCGGCGGTCCCCCGATGGGTGGCCCTCCGATGGGTGGCCCTCCGATGGGCGGTCCTCCTCCCGGTCCAGAGATGGGCGCCGAGGCGGGTCCCGGTCCTGAAGATGTCGATCAACTTATTTCAATGCTTCTGACGCTTCCACCGGAAGTCCTTCAGGAGATTGTAGCCGAACTGAACGCAGCAATTGCTGGCGGCGGCGAGGGACCTCCCGGTCCAATGCCCGGAGGACCCGAGCCAGGACCAGGCGCAATGCGTGAAGCGGCAACGGCAAGAGCAGGGGTGTGATGGCGGGGTACGGAGCAATACCCAGGTTTCAAAATCCAGCGCTTGCGGCAGGTGGGCAGGCCGCTGGAGGCCCGACACTTGAGCGTGAGATAACCAACACGATAGGCGGTCAATTTGGCGACCAGGAGATTACTCGACTATTGCAGCAGCAACCGGTTGCCGGGCAACAGCAGCAAGCAGGCGGAACGCCTTCCGGCCAGTCGCGTTCGATGGACTGGCGTGCACGTGCAGCCGAGTTGATGCGCCGCCAGATGATTGATCGTTCAAACGAAGAGGGGCAACCCCCTTGGATGAGGCGGCGGACATAAATGGACACCGGGCCGATTACAGACGCATATAGCGAAGATGGCGTCGAAACATATGACCCAGACGAGAAAGAGCAGAAGACGTCTGCCTACATTCACGAACAGTGGCAGATTTCCGAAAGCACCAAACAGGCAACCATTGAAAACACATGGCTGGCGCTGGCGTTTTATACGGGTCGTCAGTGGTCCAGATATAACCGCGTAACAAAGCTTCTGACTCAAGACAATCCGCCGGCATGGCGTGTTCGGATGGTGTTGAACTATGTCCTTCCGACCGTTGAAACCCTTGCAAGCAAGCTGGTGGAGAATCGTCCTGGCTTTATCTGCATGCCGGCAACAAGCGACGATGATGATATTGACGCAGCGCGTCAGTGCGAATCATTACTCGACTATATATGGCACGAGCTCAAGATGCAGGTAAAGATGTACGAGGCCATGAAGTGGGCTTCCGTTACGGGTACTGTGTTTATCAAATGCTTTTGGGATGTCGAGGCCGGAGAGGAGTACGAAGACGAGGAAGAGGTCATTCAAGATGTCGTTGATTATGCCGTTGGCGAGATAGGTATTGACGAGGTTGAAGAGCGCGAAACCAAGAGAGTTCGCAAGAAGTCCGGTCTGCCCGTCATTGACGTGCTTTCTCCGCTCGAGGTTGGTTGGGATCCAGGCGCCAAAGACATGGACAGTTGTCGCTGGATGATCCACAGCAATCTGATGCATGTTGATGAAGTTCGCACGCGCTGGGAGAAGGGCAAATACGTCCACCCGAACACCAGCTACGAGGTAGACGAGTACAGCCAGCAGGTGCTGCGTGAGTTTGTCAATCCATCGGCAGACATCGACCAGGCACACCTTGACCGCATCAACGTACTCGAGTATTTCGAGCGTCCGTCACCGCGTCACCCGGATGGGTATTACGCCATTGTTGCCGGCGGCATCATTCTTGAAGAAGAGGAGCGACTGCCCTATGGCAAGCTGCCCTTTATTTGTATACGACACAATTCGGTTCCCGGCAGACTCCCCGGAGAGGGCGTTGTTCGCTCACTTATTCCAGCACAAAAAGAGCTCAACAAGTCGGTCAGTCAGCGTATTGAAAACAAGAACATGCACGCGCAGCCGAAGTGGCGTGCGGAGAAGGGCAGTGTAGAGAAGCAGAGCTTCACTGACGAGCCGGGGGAGATCATCTTTTACTCTCGCACGGCAGCGAGACCTCCCGAGCCGATGCCCCCTCCCCCGATGTCACCCGAGCATCGGTTGATAGAGAAAGAACAGATTGAACACATTCAGAACATCAGCGGTGTCTCTGACATCACAAGGGGCTCTGCACCAGCACAGACATCTGGCCGGGCAATTGGTCTCTTGTCAGACCTGGATGCAACAAAACTTGCAGGCACGGTTCGCGAACTCGAGGCGGCAATTGAAGAGATTTGCGAGCAGATCCTTTTCATGTGGCGCGAGTACATGCCCATCGAGATGACGATTCAGACGCTGGGCCGAAACAAGGTTGTCGAGGTGTTCGAGTTTCACGCACAGCAAATCAAGAACACGCGCGTGCGCGTGATGCCAAACTCGATGCTTCCAAAGCACCCCTCATACAGGCGGGAACAGATTATCCAGATGTATCAGGTTGGTATTTTGGGCGATCCATCCGACCCGAGAACACAGATGAAAGCGCGCAAGATGATGGAGTTCGGCTTCATGGAGAATGTCTATGGGGACGAGTCCAAGGACAGAAACCTCGCGCGAGAAGAGATAGAACAAATGATTGCAGGGAAGAAACCGGACGTAAATCCGTTTGACGACCATGCAGTCCATATAGACCAGCATAGCGAGTTTATGAAATCGATAGACTTCAGGCTATTGTCAGAAGATGTGCAAGAGAACTTCTTGCGTCATATGGCATGGCACTATTATGCTGAGTCACAGAACCAACAGGGTCAACCCTGGTGGCAGGCGTATGTTGACGGGGGTATGCAAAACATGCCTCCGACAGAAGCGCCTCCCGGCATGGCTCCCCCTGAAGGTGCTCCTCCCGCAGGTGCGGGCGGGGCGCAACCCGCAGGAATGACTGGTGGGGGCACACCTGAACTTAACCAAGCAATTGGTACTAGAGGTCCGGGTGTTGCCGACTACGAGACAGGAATGCAAACACCACAATAAACGTCAACCAGTACGATAACTGGTTTGTGGGGTAACGATGACAGATGAGTATGGCGATACGAGTGTAGACTCCAGTGAGGATTCGCAGACCTCTGAGTATGAAGGTGAGAATGTCGCGGTAGCCGGCGATACAGGTGAATTCGAACCAGAGTACGATGACAATGGTAATCCACATCCGATTCCATATGAACGGTTCAAGGAAAGCCGAAGTCAGCTTAGGGAAGCTCGTGAAACAGGCGAGCGAATGCAATATCAAATGAACGAGTTGCAAGAGAACTTAAGGCGGCAGCAGGAGTACAGTCAGTACGCCTACCAAGAGATGCAGCGATTGCAGCAGCAACCGCAGGTTGCGCCCGAGGAGGATGTGTATGTAGATCCCCTTGAGCAAAAGATCAACCAGCTGGAGCAGCAGCAAAAAGCGATGCATGAGCAATTGGCTCACCGGCAAAGCGAACTCGCTACACAACAGGCCGAGCGCGAACTTAATTCCGAAATATCAGCAGCGCAGCGAAGATACCCTTCCATGCGTAAGCTCGATGTTGTGAACGCAATCATTCAAAACCCAAGGGCCAATATCTCGGCCCTGGCAAAGCGTTCACACGAAACGGTAGAAAGAGGCTATCACGACCGTTTGCGTCGAGATGGTTACGCGCCAAAAGCCCGAACCCTGACAAGGGGTCAAGGCCCGATGCCCGTTGCTAAAGATTTTGGAGACGACATGGAAGGTGCCGAAGCTGCCGCTATTGAGTTCTTGAACAACTCCTGATTACTTCATGGAGTAAAAAGTGGCTATTCAAAAACAAGGTGATGTCGCTGGTGGATCGGATTTTGATGTAGTACTCAAGGAGTATTACGAGGGTCCCGTTCGCGAGCATCTCAATAATTCTATTCCCATTCTCAAATACGTCGAGAAGTCCAAACGAAAGTGGAACGGTCGTCGTATTGTCTTCCCCGTTCACCTTCGCCGTAACCACGGTGTTGGCGCTCGTTCTGAAACTGGCACGC